GATCTTTCGGAGTTACAAAAGAGAAGATGTTCACTGTTTCACGTTTGTGAAAAGTGGTGAAGATCCATTTGAAAGCAATAATATTGCTGACTTATGGGTCTCCATCATCTGTCCCGTCAAGAGCGAAAATTCTACATAACCTGATCCTCCTTATAGAGAAAATGGAGCGCAATCATGGTTCCTTAATCACTGTAAAGTGATTGAAGGCAAATCATGTTGCCCTTCAAAAGTATCGAGGGGGGGATTCTCTCGAATCCCTTAGAGGATTAGAACCAGGTATTCCTTTACCTCGGCTGTATGCAGGCCTACCTTCTTGTATTAACAAGCGGGATAGGCGCCGTATCCAGCAGGGGTGTTCTAAGACTATTCAGTTTTGACTGAGTAGCTTTAGCCTGTATAGAGTGTTAAAATCGGATTTTATTCCGAAATTACAATCTATAACAGGGGAGTACACTGGAGACAAGGCCTTTTCATGGGAATTGTTGGATCACATTGATGATTCTCCTCGAGGGAATTATTTCTCCCGTTTAGGGGGATATTATTCCTGAAAGGAGTCTATCAATTTGCGTCCAACAAAAGTGTCCTTTATCCAGGCTTCCTCGCCTTCAAATCGAGTATCGTGGCATGGTCTTTTATTTGACTCTGCCATGATGGCTCAATCTGAAGTGTTCAAATACTTCAAGAACTATGTCTCCTTAACAAAGGCGACAGGGTTCATGAGGATATTTGAGCAGGCCCTTTCTTTATCGGCCAATTTGGGCGTGGATAACCTTCGACGTAAAAAGTCGTTAGTTAATCCATTAGCCCAATTGGCCTTTAAGGAAGAGGCAGCAGGGAAGCTTAGGGTGTTTGCATTAGTCGACGTCTGGACTCAATCCTTGTTAAAACCCCTTCATAAGAGTCTTTTCTCATTACTGAGAAAGATTCCTAATGACGGGACTTTTGACCAGGATGCGTCAGTTCGTCGATCGTCTGAGAAGGCAAAAATCAGTGGCTGTGCTTATTCTTTTGATTTAAGCTCCGCTACTGATCGTCTTCCCATCATTTATCAGTCGGCCTTGCTTGATCGTATCCTACCTGTAAAGGTTGGAAATGATTGAGCTGGCTTACTGGTGATGAGGGAATATTACCTTCCTCAGAATGCATCTCTGTATAATATTACCGAGAAATCGGTAAAATATACAGTTGGACAACCCATGGGGGCTTTGTCGTCATGAGCAATGTTAGCCTTGACTCATCACTATCTCCTACAGTATTGCTCAGCAAAGCTGAACAAGACTATGGGGTGATTTGAGAATTATGAAATTCTTGGTGATGACTTGGTTATCTTCGATTCCGAGGTAGCAACCGAGTACCTGTCTTTGATGAAGAAGATTGGTTTAGAAATTAACCTTTCTAAGTCAATCTCTGCTCCATCGAGACCGGTATTCGAGTTTGCGAAAAGGACTGTGGTTCATGGTTCAAATGT